ACACTTCGCCAACGAACCTGTCTTCCCGGTCCCGAACCTCAGCGCCACCGACCCGCGACCACGCCACACCGGCGCTGTCCGTGAAAGCCGTAGAACCCGCTGTAAGGCCCGTGAAATCCGGGGAGGCAACCACGGCCCCATTGATGCCTGAACGGACCTCATAGCGGTAGCCACGCCCCACCATGGGCACACGCACGGGGGTGGACGCTAGGTCAGTGCCGCCGATCCTCAGCGGCGCAGTGCTCGCGTAGGTCGACAGCGCCCCCGTCATCCAATACTCAGCGCCTAGCGGGACCCACGGACCGGCGATCGAGTCAGCCGTATAGAACTGGAAATAGCGCCGTCCGGCCGTGGCGTCGAGACGCATCGTCAGCCGTACAGCCGCGCGATCCTTAAGGACCGGTAGGTAGCGCTGGAAATACCAATGCGTGTTCAGCGTGCCGTCAATGGTCTGACTGAAGACGATCAGGCCATTGATAATGCGAAGCTGCCACGAACGCTGATCTCCCGCGCGATCCCACTTGGAAATGATCGTCTGATTCACCGGGCCGTACCAGTTGGCGGCGATCTCGGCCCGAATATCAATGTCCCCCGTGATGTCCAGCGCCGCAGTGTCCGGCGTACTGAATTCATCACCGGCAACCCCCTCAAGATTGAGGTATGTCTCCGTGCTCGGGACCGAAACCCGGATCGGAGTGTTACGGCCGATCTGCCCATACAGCGGCGACATGGCATTGCGGGGCGAATACTTGCCCGACTTGTTGTTGAGCGTCAGCGACAGATGGGCGGGATCCGTGGCCGACCCCTGGTCTCGACGTCCGCGCGATATCTGCTTCGCGTCACGCAAGTACACGTCACCGCTGATGTCAGACCACGCGCCGTTAAGCCGTAGCTCCGTACGAATATCCAGCGGAAAGGCCACGGGCCCCACCCTTCTGTTGTTTAACCGAATGCAGTTTGAACGCTTCCACGTCCCTGCGTCTTTACGATGCGGCGGATCAGCCGCTTCATGTCCTCATCCGAGCCGGTGACATCGAGCACCAGGCGCTGAGGGGCCCCGCCCGCACCCTGCACGGAGGCAGTACGCAGCATTCCGTCCAGCTTGGACAGCGGGAGAACAGCCTCGTTCTCTCGGCCTTCACCGATCATTGCCATCGTCGGCCCAGTGGTGACACCACCCGAGGCGAGATAGGGAATGTTCGGCGTCCCTAGCGTGATGCTCGGGATATCGACGCCCATAATCGACCCGCCACCGATGGTGAACGAGAGGTTATTCCACGCGCCGATGATGCCGTTTACAGCCGACTTAAAGGACGTCTTGAGCCCGTCCCACATACCGTGCAGCGCCCTACTGATACGGCCCGGAATTCCCTGGAACCAACCAATGAGGTCATTCCACTTCCCCTTAAGGAAGCCGATTCCAGTCTGGAGATATCCCGGAAGCGTCTGCGTGAAATACTGGGCGATCGGCCCGAACACGTTGGCCTTTAGGTAATTCCAGCCAGCCGAAAATGCGGCCTTAATGTCCTCCCAAACCGCGAGTAGACGCAGCTTGACAGCCTCCCAATTCGCCGCGAGAGCAATGATGATCGCAATGATCAGCACGACTAGGCCGATGATCCAGAAAATCGGGTTGGCCAGCATCGCAGAGTTCATTGCCCACACAGCGATAGCCGCGAGACTGAATGCAACGCCCATCCCGAGCAGTGCGGCAGCCAGGATCTTTACGGCCTCCGGGTGATCCTGCACAAACCCAGCAACCATCGCCAGCGCAGGCTGTAGGGTCTCCGCAATCGTGGTTGCCATAGAGCGCCAGATCACCGTGAGGGACTGGCTAGCGGCCATCTTGTCGGACGCTGCCTTAGCCGCTCCGCCTGCCTTATCCATGCCGCTCGCAGCAGCAGCCGTGGCAGGGTTCATAGCCAACAGCGCATCCGAGGATTCACCGGCCATGTCGCCGAACAACTGCACTGCCAACTGCGCCCGCTTGGCCGGATCCTGCACATTGCCAATCGCGGTGATCGCGTCGCCCATGGCGGACTTAGCGGAGTCGCCACCGGCCTTTAGGCGCTTGAACATGTCGTCAGAATCGAGACCCAACGACTTGAATGCGGTAGCGGCCTGCGCCGTATTCTCCGTAGTGATACGGCCGAATTCGTGGATGACGTCGGCGGCCTGATCGAAGTCACGACCACCCGCCTTGACGAACTGGGACAGCATTCCAAAGGCAGTCTTGCCATCAATACCGAGCCGCTGGAATTGCTCCGAATACTCATTGATAGTCGGCACGATGTCGTCACGCATGCTCTTAGGCAGCGTTTGCGCAGCCTTAGTCAGGATGTCGAAAGCCTCGGTACCATCCTTAGCCATCCCGTTTTTGATCATCGTCCCAGCAGCCTGGGCGCTGTCCGCTACGTCGATTTCGAACGTCTGAGACAGCATCATCGCATCGGCTGTCATCTGGTCGAGCGTGTCATTAGACATCTTGCCCATGCCGCCGAGCGCCTGCTGAACGGAACCGACAGCGTCACCGACTTCAGACACAGACTCGCCGAAACCACCTGCGTACACGCGCCCGGCAGATTCACCGGCGCGCGCTGCATCAGCCTCCGAAAGGCCGTACTCAGACGTCAGCTTCGCGCGAGCCTCATTCAGCTCCAATGCCTCGCTGAAACCCTCGGCGAACAGCGCACCTACCGCAGCACCAGCGGCAGCACCCGCAGCAGTCTTACCGATATCAGCTAGATTCCGGTTAGCTTCCTGCGCTGCGTCCGCCGTGCCCTCGGTTAGGTCCGTGGTATCGACGCCAATCGTGACCATCAGCTCATCTAGGGTCACGTCTCTGTACCTCCAATCTGACGGTTGTACGCCTTGACAGCGGAAAGCATTTCCCGCCAATCCTGCTTGGCGTGCCGGTCCCACTTAGGCATGAAATCCTTCGGGGCCGCAGCCTTGCCCTTGCCCCGGGCAGTGTTGGAAACCGTCGCCGTCAGCATTGAGATCAGAGCGTCAAGCCGTTCAGGGCCGAGCGGCCCCGTCACTGACTCGTAAGCCATCCACTCCGTCAGTTCAGCGGAGGACATGCGCGCGAGTAGCTCCGGGACCGTACAGCCAAGGTGACCCGCTAGGCGGAAATAGAATCGCCGCTCAGGGTCTTCCCGGATTTTCCCGCCGCAGCCTCCGCGTCTTCCTTTCGGAGACCTGATAGCCGCTGAGCGACACCGCTGAGCCGCTCTAGAACCGCACCATTCTTGGCGCCAAGCGCCTTGACATCCTTCTCAGTAAAGAGCCGGTTAAACTCGCCGTCATGCAGACAGCGGGCAAGTAGCTTCGCAAGCTGGTCAGCCATGTTGAGCCGCTGAACGTTACCGTTCGAGCCGATCACAACTAGGGACGCCTGATAAGCGTTGCGATCCGAGCCAGACATGCCGACGATACGAACCGTGCCGCCCCACTCAGGAACGTCTACATCCTCGTAATTCCGGTCGTCAGCGCCGAGGATATTCGCGGCAGAAAGAAAGGACATGGGTCACGCTCCCGCAGTGATGGTGGGCTTACCCGTGACCTTCCAAGTCAGGGAAGCAGCTAGCTTGTCGTCGTAAGGGGCGTCAGGCTCGAAGCCAGTCAGCAGTGCGCCGAACGTCCAAGAGGTACCGTCCGGGAAAACAATCTTGTAGTTGCGAGGCTTGATGTCCTCGAAGTCACTGACGAGCGAGTCATGCTCGGTGGGCTGATAGTTGACATCGGCGGAAACCTCTCCCGGATCCTTGAGCCCGCCGACGAATTCCATCCAGCCATCGGTGCTGTCGTGCGACGTAACGTCGAGCGTCTCTCGACTCAGGCCGGGCGGGGTCAGCGACGTGACGTCAGCGACCTTGACGAAAACCTCAGGGCCCGCACCGTCGCCGCGCAGTAGCTGAGTACCGAACGCGTCAATTCCTGCCATGTTCTATTCCTCCGTAATGATGTTGAACGACACGACCACGTGTCGAATGTCGCCCGGGGGTTCGGGATCAGTGAGTGTCTGGGCCGACGTATAGCGCGTAGCCACGTGATGAAACCCGGACACGTTCAGGGGCGAATGGTCGAGCAGCGCGAACACTTCACGAGCCAGCGCCAGACCCGCCGAATAGCCATGCGCACGCGTCCACACGTGAACGGTGATGAGCGAATTCCAGCCCCGCGCCGAGAGCGCGTTATCCGGGGAATCCGCTGCTTCGCCTACCGTGATGTACGGGAAGTCGGTCCCCTCCGGGACAAAGTCAAATACCTTACCGGCCAGCAACGGGGAGGCATTCAGCTTCGCGTACACAGCGGACTGGATAGCGAATAGCGGCGTCACGAAATCACCCCGTTAATGGCGGCCTTGATGCGGTCGGGTAGCTTTCGCTTTTCAGCATTCGCGGCCGGGCCTAGCGCAGGTCGAGCGGGCATAGCGCGCGTACCGAATTCCTGCCACAGCGCATACCGGTCGTCGCGATCCCGCCAGCCAATCTCGGCCTTAGTGACCGGACCCATGTCCACGCGGACAGACACGCTATGCCGCAGGTTGCCGGTATCCACGTGCACCCGCTGCTTAGTGTCGTCAGCGATAGCGTCTGCCGATTCCTTGATGGCACGCTGCACGGCCCGAAACATTTCGGTGCTCGCGTCCTGTAGCTGTGCCGCTAGCCGGTCGGATCCCTCAACCGTGGCCGAGATAGACGAACGACCACCGGCCCTGCGAGGGTGCCGGGTCCTAGCCATGCTGTATCAGCTCCACATCGGCGCGTACGTAGATGGGGCGGGATGGCTGGAACACCGACTGCACCCTGAACACCTGGGCGCCGCACCGAAGTTCATCGTTACGGCGAACATCAGCGACCGGCGGAAGATGAACCGTGTGCGTATGGCGAGACTGGCCCTGCGCTGCCAACACCCGCTCAGTAGCCGTGGGTTGGCTGATCATCGCCGCCGACTCGCCCACCTGAGCAAGCGCCGTGACCTCTCCCCCGGCCCCATCCGGCACGCTCGAAAGGCGCCAGATAGTGACCGAGGAATTCAAGAGATGGTTGATGCGCACCATCAGCCCGCCTGAATAACGCCCACCGTGACCGACGTAACAGCGCTGTACGTGATGGCCGCGCGGCCGGTAGCCGGATCACGATAGATCGAGTCAAGCGGCACAAAGCCACTACCACCCGCAGCAACGGTTAGCGACGCATCGGCGATGGGAAGACCCTTGACCGTGCCCGGCGTAACCACCGTGGCGGTAATCGGCGAAGCGCCCCCATTACGAACCACTAGAAAACTCTGCTTACTGATAGGCGCCTGATCGCCACCCGCAGACGCAGACGCGAAGTTCGGCGCCAGCCCGCCAGTGGTGACTACCTGAGCCGTAAGAATTGCCATGCTTCTCCTTAGTTCAGCGGATACGGACCATGGTCGTTCCGCCATTTCCGAACCGGGCCGCGAGCTTCGCCGCCTGGTAGTTGGTCAGCGACATCACGCCAGACTCAGTGTCCGCGTACGTCACCGCGTAATCGCCGATGCGCTCGCTGGTCAACTGCCGTGGCGCGGGATCACCGCTCCGGAGCGACAGCAGACTCTGCGCGGCCATTCGGCACACCATGTCGACGATGTCGGCGGGCACCTGGTCAAGGCCGTGCGTCATCGTCAGCGTCACCGCGCTGGGCTCGCATAGGCCGGTCCAGCCCTGTGAGCGCCACAGAGCGCCGTTCGTTAGCCGGTAGTCCGTGACTGCCACCCCGTCGATTTCGACGTCTGAGACAGCCGTTACGGGCTGCCCGGGTAGGAAGATGCGCGTAGCCGCTACACCCTCAAGCGTCACGGTGCTGATCACTTCGCTGATGGGGCAACCGGCAGCATCCCGAACGATGGTGGACGCCACGTCTAGGTACGTCCCCACGATCGTCGTCTCGGAGGGGAGGACGGTAACGCCCCGCGCCTCAAGGTCAGCGACAGTGGCAAGGGGGGCTAGAGCCATCGTCCAGCCCCTTACTTAGACGCGGCAGTCTTCCGCGCGGCCGGAAGAACCTTGACGCTCTCCAGATCCTCGCGCTTAGCAAGCTTCCGAAGATGAGCCAGCATGTCGCCATCCTCATCAAGGGTGAGCACAACAATGTTGTTCTTACCCGTTGCATCCTTGGTGTTGTTCGTAACCTCAACGCGTACGAGCGCCATTCAATCTCCCTAAGTGGTAAGCGAATTGGGGGCAAGGGGCCACCTACTCATTTCAGTAGGTGGCCCCGACTTCACCGGATCAGGTAGGCAGACCCGAAGTGACGTCAACGTCCATGACGGCTAGCGCCTCCGGACGGACAACCTTCGCGCCGTACAGGTAGAGACCCTTGATCGCGTCGCTGAAGGAGTTCTGCGGGCGGTAAGCCTCAACCTTGTTGATCTGCTCGGCGAACGTGGTGGCCATCGAGTGCCCGGCAACCACAAAGTTGGAAACCTCACCAGCAGTACCGGCAGTACCCTGCGGCAGGTTCAGGCTGATGATCACCTGGAACCCGAGGATCCGGCCAACCTCACCATTCATAATGGGGGTGTTGGAACCGTACGCCGCAGCGTCAAGGAACCGGTTGTCCTGTAGTAGCAGCGCGTGGAACTCAGGCGAGATAACCAGGAATCGCCCAACGGACGGCACCTTGGCCTTATCAAGCTTGACCTTGAGCGCAAGAACAATCTTGTACGCTGCGTCAGCGGTAGCCGCGTCGCCAGCGGTAAGAACGTTGCCCGCACCCGTGGTCATGAGACCGGCCAGGAAGTTATCAGCGCCATCGGCCAGCGCAAACGCAGACTCGTCGGCAGCCTTATTGAGTAGCTGCCCGGAGTCCTTGACCTGACGCGCGTCGACGTCGTCAACCTCGAACGCGAAATACTTGGACTGGTCGATAACTAGCGTCTGGTCAGTCGTCGCAAGCGTGGCCGGGTCAATGGCCGTAACGTTCTTGACGTAGTTGGCAATCGCCGGACGGGCCAGCGTGCCGATGTGAACGGTGTCACCGGACTGAGCGATATCGCCCTCATAGTCTCGGTTGATCAGGCCGCCCTGTGCGAACACCTGCGCACCGCGTAGGGCAACGAATAGATCCGCAGCCCAAACCTTAGGGATGAACGTGTCAACAGCCATTAACGCTCCATAGTGTGAGTGGTTACTTAGTGATGCCGAGGAGCTTGTTTAGGCGACCCTCGCGCTTGGCCTTACTGATCTGCTCTGGGCTCATCCGGTCTAGGTCAGACTTTGTGAGCTGAGTCGGTCCAGCTGCCTTGCGCGCTGCACCACCGTCACCCGTCCCCTGGAACCTCTTGGCCGTTGCGGCAGCAAGGTGGGGCTTACGGGTTAGAAGCTTCTGAATCTCATCCGCGATTTCGTCGGCGTCAACGTCACCGTTTTCGTCAACCTCGAACACGTCGAGATCCAGGTTTAGAAGCGCGTCGGAAACGTCAGCGAACTTGCCAGCGGCAGCAGCCTTAATCTCCGAACGCAGAATGCGAGCATTGGCCTTAGCCATCGCCTCGCTTGCCGCCTGAGACTTGATTGCCTCAAGGTCGGGGGTTTCGTCAGCGGCAGGCTTCGCACCCTCAGCGATCTGCGCCTCAAGCGCACGCCGCTGGTCTCGCTCGGCCTTCCACTTAGCCTTCATCGAATCAAGAGCACGCTTACCGGCATCCCCCAGAGATTCGGCGCCCTCCGGAGTGGCGTCGGTGTCAGGGGTTTCGTCGGTCGTGGTCTCGTCAACCGTGATCGTCTCGTCAGCGTGGCTGTCGTCCGTGGTCACGTCGGTGTTTTCGGGCATGCTAAAGCGACTCCATTGCGGGGTGGGTTGTTGGTCCGGGCGTTGCGCCCTAGACGATGTATCCGTGTTTCTTCAGTAGCCGGATCGCGTGCGCGCGGTCATCGGCCAAATCCAAAATCTCTTCCGGCATAAGCCGGGGCGTACGGGATTGCGCGTAACGCTGCCCGGGGACCTTGCCAAACTCCTGTAGGCGCCTGCCTGCGATACCGCGTCGCGTAATGCCCTCGGTTGTGGCCTGAACCTTGCGTCCATACGCCGTAGCCGTGCCCATGCCGCGCCGCGCGTTCACCACCTGGCCCATGTCGGCACCCTCGGCCAGCGCCTTAACGCCAGCCTCGCCGAACGTTGCCCGCTGTTGCTCCGGTGACATTGCGTCATAGAGCGACTTGGGCGAATCAGGGCGGGGGGTGTGGTGCTTTGTGACCGGCTCCATAGTGCAGTCACAGCGCGGGTGCCGCTTGAATCCGGTACTGATGCCGTACTCATTACCGGCCAGCAGGATGCAGCGCGAGCACGCGGGCGACTCGACCACGCGGATATAGGACGTGACGGCCGGTCGAGCGGCCATTGCCACCAAGTCAGCTTGTCGCCCCGCATCGGCCACCTGCGTACGCGCAAGCAGATCCAGGAACGCGCGCCCAACGGCCAGCGATTGAATCAGCGGACTGCCCGACGTGATCGCCGCAATGGTGTTCCACGCCGGGTACATCAACAGGTTCGCAAGCGGGCGACCGTCAGCGGCAATACCGGCCAGCGCACTAGGTGCCACCCGCCCCGCCGCGTCAATGTCGCCCAGCAACCGAGACAGAAACGGGTCACTGCCCCGCGCTGCCTCAAGCTGCCCGTTGGATATCAGGCCCGCAACGGCGGGAACCATGCGCACCCAAGACGCAACGATGTCGTTCGGATCCACGCGAGACCAGAATGCGCCGACGACCGTAGCCACCTGACTAGCAAGCGCGCCGCGTGCAACCTGATGCGCTGTGGCTAGTTCGGTGGCTGGCATCACATACTCATTTCAGTAGGTCCAGGGTTGGCCGGACCGGGGCCAGCGTTAGCCATCAGCGCTGTCGCCGCCGCAATGGGATCTAGTTGTGCCTCCCGCTCCTTCATCTTGAGCATGTCCACGATCTCAGTCGGGGTTAGCCCATACTTGAGCGCGATCCACTCGAAGGGGAATCCGATCTGCTTGAGCTTGAGCAGCGCATCGGCGAGCTGTGAATGGCTCCGCGATTCGGCGTCGGCCCAGAGAACGCGACCACCAGCGATTGCGTCTGCCTTAGCAGTGTTGCCCTGCGCAAGCGCCACCAGGCGGAACATTTCACGTAGTGCCTGACCGAACCAAATTTGCTTCTCTTCAACCCGCTTGACTAGACCAGTCTCAGCGGCCAACAGCGCATCACCGCTGATGTTCGTCATCTTGCCGGACAGGTAATGCTGAGGCGTACGTGTCTGCGCGGCAATGTGGCCTACGGCAACTTCAATGATGTTGCTGTACGCCTCAAGGTTCGCGGCTGTCCACTCGGTCACCTTCACGTCATCACCGGTGAAGAACATCACTCGGTCAACGGCGAAGCGCTCAAGGTCGACCGGGCGCGAACCAACGATCTGGCCGGTCTCGTCGAGTATCGGGACTTCTGGAACCTCAGCGCCCAGCACGATTCGCTGCGGGAACGACGCGTAATCAGCAGCGGTGAATAGCTGAGCCCACAGCAGGTTTACCGCATCCTGCATTGCGACCACGCCGGACACATCCGAAATGGGATCCTCGGCCAGCATGGGCCGGTTGGGCAGCTCCACCATCGGGACAATGCCCATAGGGTTTGGCTGCGGGTTGGGCTCATCACCCGTGTCGCGCAGTTCCCACGTCTTGAATTCCTCGGCGACCATCTTCATTTGAGTGGTCGTCCCACCGATGGTGCTAGTGGTTGCCTGCGTGAACTTCCAAACCTCATCCGGTAGATACAGGGTTGCGTGAGTCTCGTTACCGTCTTCCCACAGCTTCAGTGCCGCACGCCTGCGCCGACGACTACCGGGCGCGTACGCGATGATGCAATGCGAAGCATCCTCGAAGGTGACTTCCGGCGTCTCCTCATCCTCCGGGTTACCCCACACCAGGACGAACGACCGGCCAGCATTCACAGCGCCAAGGAAACCAAGCTGCGAGTCAGCGTCTAGCCCGTTCATCTGCCAGACACGCCATGACTCGTCATCGGCTTCAGTGGATCCCGCAGGCTGGATGCCGTTAACGGTCAGACGTTCAACCGGCGAATCCGACGTGACCTGTACCCAGTTGTCAGAGAAATCGCGGTAACGGTCACCGTGAAACTTGGCGAATTGCTCAGACGCGAACGTGAGCTTTTGCGCGCCCCGGTAATAGTCCGTGTTTCGCGTAATGGCCGGGCGCCGGTTCAGTAGCTCACTTTCCAGCGCCCCGACTAGTGCACGTGCCTGCTCAAGGGTGGCCACAATCCTCCTTATGTGGCCACCACTCACGCGGCCATATACAACGGTTTCTTCTTTAGGAGACCAGCGGCAACAGCATCCGAACGCGCTTCATGCGCTAGGACACTGACCACGGCTAGGTCAATCTTTCGGCGGTGCTCCGGCTTAGTCAGCACGTAGCGATCAGACGGGCGGGCAGCCATACGCGCGTTGAACATGTGCCGCTGTGTCAGCTCGCACCCGTCGTGCGTGAAGTTGGAATCCTGCTTGATGACGTCCGTCTTGATGCGCTCAGCGGCGGCATGCATCTGAACCGGTCGGCGCGTATGCCAGCGAATAACGCGACGCTCGCCGTACCGCTCCGCCCACTGGTCAACTTCCGTTTCCCAATACGGCGGATCGCAATACATCAGCTTGACGTCATACTTGGCGAACAGCTCGCTAACCGCTGCGTCGACTTCCAGACGCGGAACCTGCCCGCCCCACTCCGCCGGATCCCAGACCGTAAGCCGGTCACTCGGCCCGTAATGCGGAGTGAACTGGAAACCGTCCATCGTCTCAGCGCGTATGCCCGTCCAGTCGTCAGAGTCCGAACCATCGAACCCGAGGACAATCGGAACCCGCATAAGCTTGTATGTCGATGGCTTGGGCAACTCGCGGTCGACCGCACGGGATAGCCACTGTGACGCCTCAATCCACGCGCCATGCCCGGCGACCACCCGGTTACCGAAGAACCGTTCAGCCTGCCCGGGGTCTGTCTCTAGTAGCTCAGCGGCCTCGGCCTCAATCGCATCTAGGTCGATGTGGTCGCACCCGGCGTACACAGCGCGGTGAACCTTCCGGCGTTCAGCCTTATTGCGGTAACTCAGCGTCGGGGGTGCCTGCGGGAAAAACTTGTAAACGTCCTCGGCTTTACCCTCGTACGTGCGCTGGGCCGTCGAGACTTCATCCGGCGCCCATGCGTTCGTTGTTTCCAGCGACCGGCCAGACATACCGGCGAGACCACGGCGCATAGTCTCAGCAACTTTGATCATCTTGTTCGTCGCTGAATACGTGCCGGTCTCGTCCTGAATGGCGAACGTGATCGGGTTACCAAGTCGGGACTGAGCCGAGGACGTGACTACGTCAATGCGGCCCTCATCGCCCACCCGGACGAACCCCTCGCGCACGCTCATCACAGCGCCCAGGGAGCCATGCCGGATCATCGCCGTAAGCGGCCGATAGACGTTCGCAACCTGGTCTTCCGACGTAGCGAGTAGCTGAATCAGCGGGGTCGGTTGCGGAAGCGCCATAGGCTCACCGGAGGCGTAGTCATAGCGCCAGCCACACGGACACCCATGCTCGACACAGCGGTAATACTCGCCACCCTCGGCGAACCCCGCGAACACCGTAGGTCCGGCAGCTTCCGCCAGAACGATGGACGCCGCGAACGGGCCCTTACCGCTCTTCTGCGGCATGACCACCTGACCACGCCGGTAGATGTACGCGGCAGATCGCTGACCCAGTTCAGCCGTAGGCCGGACCGTGTAGAAGTTGGCCGCTACCTCAACCTGCCAGTCAAGCAACTCGAAAGGCTCACCCTGGCGAAAGCCATCGGGGATAACGGCGTGTTGCTGAATCCATTCCAGCGTTACGAGCATGACGCGCTCGGCGTCCACCAGGTTAACCACGGGCCACCCTCAACCGGTCAGCGATTGAGGTAATGCCAGCGACCGGGGCAGCGTCATCCCCGGCGGCATCCAGCCCACCGGAACCAACAACCCACTTGTTTCGCAGCATCCCATTCGCGGTGAGCCCCAGCGATTCGCCGTGCATTTTCACCTGAGACCAGATCAGCGACGACGACTTAGGCAGCTCTGCGCGGGCGAGTAGGCGCACGTACGCGGCGACCTCAAACTCAAGCCCCATGACCTCCCACTGCGCGGCCTGCGGGGTCTCCCACAGCCGCTCCCACAGCTCATACTCGCGGTCGGTGGGATCGATCAGGGGGAACGCAGGTAGCGCACCCTCGCGACCCTCAGCGGGAAGGGTGACCCAGTCCGCTCGATCCGGCTTTGCCTTATGGCTCCGATCCTTGCTCGTCGGCACTGGCCCGGAGTTAGGACGTGCTCCGCCTCTCGCCACGTTGGGTCACCTCCTTCGCGCACGCTGTGTAGTTTGATCAAGGTCTTTGAACCGGGCAGACCAGGCAGCGCCCTCCCCCGCGCTCTATGTCCCCTAGGTCGATTTAACCCACCCCCACCCAAAACGGACATAGGGTGCGTCACGCGTTGCGATCGTTCCATCCACCAGGTTGTTCACGTGCTGTTACGCGCGAGTGATGAGCCTTAGTCATCGCCTGTAGGTTCGTCCAGTCATGACCACGTGGACCAAGAGGCCCGAGCCCATCCCTATGGTTGACCTCAGTAGCTACTGGCCTAAGCAAGGGAGACAGCGTCATGCACTCATCGCACTCGCAGTATGGGTTAGCTCTCAGGTATGCCAGCCTGGTAGTACGCCAAGCCTTACCGTCATAGGGCTTACGCCTAGACGCACGCCTGAGCACCTGGGCACGCTCCTGACAGCCCCTACAGCGCCCACCCTCGGTGAGCTCAGGACAGCCCGGGGTCGAGCACACACTCATTGCGCGCCTAGCCATCGTGCGCTAGCCTCCCGCTCATGGACACCAACGAACAGCTTCTAGCCGCCCTAGCTGCCATCCTGAACGCACTTGAGGCGGCAGGCGAACAGCCCATGCCCATTACAGCGAGGGGACACAGCAGCATCGCCACCGCATCGGGCAGCGTAGACGCGGACAAGACAACGGGAAGATGGATCGTCCGCTAGCAAACTGGGCCCTGGTCACTCGACCGGGGCCCTACTCTTTTCAGTAGGTGCGGATAGCAGGATTCGAACCTGCGCCCTCTCGGTCCCAAACCGAGCGCTCTAGTCCAAGCTGAGCCATATCCACTAGCAACGCCAGCGCACGCGTGAGCGCACGTAAGCGTCGTCCGCTGAGAGGGATTCGAACCCCCACGCCGTAAGGCACTGCGTTCTAAGCGCAGCGTGTCTTCCGTTCCACCATCAGCGGGTGATGCGCGCTTCCCACCCCGGCATATGTGGGTCACAGTGATTTAGCCAATCACAACGCGCTCGCTGATCAGGCAGGTATCGAACCTGCGACACACGGCTTAACAGGCCGCTGCTCTACCATCTGAGCTACTGATCATTGAGGGTTACTAGCTTCCCGTCCCATAGGTGACTAGCCAAGGGGTTAGGGCCGGTGTTCACCCAGGGTGCGTATCGTCGACCGGTCAAGGTCTATTTTCGGCACCAGTGACAAGTGAGGGATTCGAACCCCCGCCCTCCGGATCATGAGTCCGGCGCTCTACCGCTGAGCTACCCTGTCGCGCTTCGCATGATCCGGAATCGAACCGGCACCCCCTCACGGAGGTTAGGGGCGCTTTAAGTCCCCGATGACCACGCCAATAGTCACCACACTGCATGCGAAGCATTGCCCCAGTGCTCGACCATGGGAGAGAGTCATGGGAGCCACCGGGGCAAGCTGTGAGGGGGTCGGCATCCTCGGTCCGCCGTATCTTTTAGTTCGTGCGCGGGACGCTAACCCCCTCACATATATCTAGCGATTCGGTTACCTAGCGTGCCGGTTACCAGGACAGCGCAAGGGGCGCGAACGGCCCGATGTATTTGTGTACGTGGTGCATGCGATCCCGGTATCCCTTAGAGATGTCTATAGAGATATGTGATTCGGGTA